CAACAGCTCGCCAAGCACTTGCCTTTTTTCCAATGTTAGTTCCATTTGCTAATAAATCCCTTAATCTATAAACTTTGTAACTACCACCTTCATGATAGTGTTTTCTACAAGCTGGACTCGTTGCTCCATCTAAAGGACCAATACAATAAACTAATATATCCCTTAAATCTTCATCAGGTTTTTTAGTGGAAAGTATGTGATGAATTGTTCCTTGGGAGTGAGCACTATTTAATTCAGTTACTACCACTTTTTTCCAGTCTCTTGTAACGTCCCCTGTTATTTCTTCAAGGTTTTTTGCTAATTCACGAACATTAACTCTTTCTTTACTATCTCTACTAAAAGATGATCCAACCGGACTACCTAATTGATCTAACACAGCATTTTTATTAGCATCTAAAATAGACGTTAGTATTCTGTTCTCTGATTTTTCTTTTAAATTCTCGAGATAATGCAAGGTAGACTCATCTATATTTTCTAATGTTTGCTGATCCATAGCCGATGTATACATTCCTATGATGCTCTCTTTCCATTTTCTATAATTTTCGTTAGGAAGGAACTTATTATCGATAGGACGAGTCTTACCAATTCTGAATGCATCTCCAAATAAATTTTCAGTGACACTATCGTTGAAAAGCCCTAGACTTCTTAATTCATCACGATCTGTTTGAGATAGCTTATCAGCACCAAGCGTAAATAAAATGAAAGTATTAAAATTTCTATTAATAATCTCTTTAATTTTTTTAATTTGTTTTTGTGTTAAGACTGCCATTATTTCCCTGACTTCTTAATTTTATCTTTGCTTAAAATAATATCCATATGATCATTAACTTTCTTTTCTATTTTTGCTTGCTCGGTTAGAGAAATTTTTAGGAATACATCAGGCGAAAAAGTTTTCATAAACCCGGGATCAATCTTCCCTTTGACGACTAAATCTTTAGCTTTTGAATAACTATACACTTCAAATGCTCTGGCAAATTTCTCTTGATCATTATCTATATTTTTGAGACCAACGTTATTTTTAAAAAATGGAGTGTTATTCATCACATTTATAAGATCATCATAAGCTGTTCTTAATTTATCGTTACTAATATTCAATCTATCTTTTGTTCTGGAAATCAATCCTTCATTTGAACTCATAGAGAAATCTATAGCATGCCCAATCTCATGCATTAAACTCTTAGATAACTTATTTTCATTATATAAGAAAATGTTATGCATGAATTTGCCATCTTTTATTTTGGGAATATAATGAGCATTAATCTTCTCACCTCTTCGATGAGGACTATTTGAAAAATTAATTGGAGTGTTGAATTTGACTTTCATAGCATCAAGGATGCTACCGGCATCTGTCACATGACTGGTTAAAACTTCAGCTTGATCCTCAGTAAAATGAACCTTACCAAGATGATTTGATTTTGATTTTGGAGTAGGTTCGAAATCTTCTGGTAAATCTACAGTAATAGTATGATCATATTGTGGATGATCAGAAACTTCTTTGTCATGTTCATCTCCATTATAAGTACTGCCAGTTTGTCTATTGGGATCTTCACCAGATAAAACATGTCCTTCTTTGTCCTTAACTGTCCAATTCCCTTGTTCATCCTTATACCAGTAGCGATAATTTCCTGGTCCACCTGTTCTCTTGATGTACTTATGATTGGCTCTCATACTACCTAGACCAGCGCCACCCTTTACAAAGAATTCACGATCTGACAACTTCATTACTTGTTTAATTTCTGATATCATTTCTTTTGCCATGACACTAAATTTTCTATTAAGAACGTTGGCTAAATCTTGCAATACAGGATCATCAAACTCACGACTAGTGAATTTTTTAATAATAGCTTTGCTAAGGCTTTCTTTACCTTTTTTGTCTTTAGTTATTAAATACTTCATTAAGCTATCCTACAAATCGATTACTTTTAGATAGATTATCAGAAGCCCATAGAGGTTGGAGGTTATCAAGAGACCAACACTGTTTAAATCCAGCATCCTCATAAGACTTGAAATGGAAATGGGACTTAGGTTTAATATGATCAATATGCCATCCTTTTAAACCGTGATTATCCCAAGACATGCCAGGTTTAAATAAAAACTCTAAATGAGATTTGAGCTCTTCTAAAGAATAACCTACTAATGTTTGCCATTTTTTGCGGTTTTTGGCTCCGTTTAAAGATTGATAAATACCAGTAGATATACAGCAAGATAATTTATGAGAAATATCATTTTTATAACGTTTATTGTCATAAATTTTTTGACGTTTTCTAATATGCTCTTTATTAATAATATACCATTCTTTATTTTGCTGTAACCTTTTTTCTTTATTATTTTGATAATAAGCATCTTTTTGAATCTTACGTTTTTCAGTGTTATTTTTTTGCCATTTTTTATCAGTTTTGGAATTGCGTTTAGAATAATATTTAGTAACGCATTGTTTACAATACATTCTAAACCCATCTTTTTGATTTTTATTTTTACCAAAATTAACAAGAGACTTATTATCTTTGCATTTATAACATACTTTAGATTTCATGTTCATCCACATATTATATCATAAAGATAAATTTTTTTAAGTTTCGAATGGCAATTTTTTAGAATCTTCTGGTTCTGATTCAAATGGTAAAGTTTCAGTTTCAGCTTCAAAAGGTAAAAGTTCTTCTATTTGTCCTAGTTCAGGTTCCTCTTCTTCAATAGGATTGCCTTGACTATCAACGGGTCGTCCATCTTCATCTTCGAATTGCATGGTATCCGGGTCTATATCTTCAGGATTTATTGGCGAACCATTTTCATCAACGTAGTTGACTCCACCTTCATCTCCACCATCTTCTGGAGGTAGCTCTTCTCCACCTTCCATGCCTTGCATCATTTCATTCTGCTGTTGTTGAAATGCTTGACCTGCTTCACTCATTTGCATGTACCATTCCATATATGTTGGATCTAAAATAAAATCAGCACCGGGAATTGGTTGCATTCCCATTTCTCTACGAACATCATTTACAGTTTTATAGATTCTACCTTCTTTTGAAAGACGATCAACCTCAATAATTCTGTCTTCAACATTCAATCCAACAAATTTAAACCTAAATTGCTGGTTAAGTTCTTTGCTAAACTTCGGCATGATCTTATCATTTATAATACTAGCAACAAACTTCAACAGAGGCTTCAAACCTTTATCCATTGAATATTTTACTTTTTTCTCTACATTGTTATAATTTTGACTATTACCTTGAGCACCGCTTCTTCCACTCGTTGTGAAACCAATTTCATCAGGTGCAATTTGATAAACAGCACACATAACTTTTATAAGATATTCTATATATTGACTATATTCAATGTCTTTGTGAGTGGCATCTAATTTAATAAATTCCATTCCATCAGGAGTATTAACAATAGGAGTTTTAAACATTGCATCAATGCCCACACCTTGAGAATACCAAGCACGTCTCATTGCCTTCAATTGTTCATCGTCAACTTCACCTTTTAAATTGATAATACCTGCAGATGTAAGTCCATTTGTAAAAATCGAACGATTATAATTTTCTGCGTTCAAATGGGCAGAAACTGTGTTCATCAGCAGGTCCAATTCACCAACTGGATAACCGTTAGTGAACAAATCATTGATGGGATTTCTAAACTCCATGATGATTTCTTTATTGGTATAGACCTTCTTCATTTGGCCTTTTACTACTTGTGTATACTTATATTTACCATCTCTCAAAAACTGAGGATCTATGGGTTTTTCTAAGCCCCCAAACAACTCATCATCATGAGCGTCAGCCGTGCTTAAATTCTTAGCAGTCAATCTCATAGATGCTGCAGAAACTGGCAACCAGTGATGAACTTTCCCTGTTTTATCTGGAACTATTTCAGCGGTAAGCGTGTCATAGATTAGAGCGTCTTTAACACATAATTTTAAAAATGTTTCAAATGACAATAATTCATCAGCTTCTTCACGCTCATCATCAACAATGCCTGTATTTAATATGAAGTTATTGAGCATTTTGATTGTCTCTTTATCTTCATCCGTAAGAGGAGAGTCATCAATTTTTTCCCATACAAAACCAGAATCATATTTATCTTTTTGAGGTACAGAAAATTGGCATATTTGACTTATTCTTGTTTGAACAATAGAGGATATAATCGGATCTTTTAGGTACATTAATAGCTTATGTTGGTCCGTTAATAGCGTTAATTTAGGTTTATAACCATAGTCTGCATAATTTCGTTCTAGATCTGTTCCCCAAGTATGTCGCATTGTGGCTGGATTTTGGACTCCATAAGGACGCTTGAGTGCAGGATTAGATTTTTGCATGCCTTCTAACATTCCATCCACTGCCATGTGAGATAGCTTAGAAACCTTTTTCATAATAGATAATTCTTTTTTATCTTCCATCTTCGTCCCTTATTTTTTCTTTCTTAATATGATCACAGTACCAAAGTGGCTGCATGTTAGTATAATTTACTACTCTCAAAAATTCTTCTCTATTAGTAAGATCAACAGTATGTAGCTCTTCGATGTGATCTATTTGCCATTTACCATATCCCTTCCCCCAATTTTTCCAAGTCATTTGCGCGCCCGTATGAGGATGAGGGTAAAATTTATTTTCTGTAAAAGACTTAAAGAAAGAAACAGAGCATTGTAGATCTTTTACTGCTGAACCAACTTTTTGGCTATTCTTTATAGCGTGATACAATCTAATGCGGGAATTTCGAGCTATTTTAAATCCTATATCCTCTTGAGTGTGTTTCAGCTGATTTTTATTGATGCGTTCTTTATTATCCTCTTGGTACTTTTTAATACTTTCTTTGTTATTTTGATAGTACCCTTTAACTCTTTCTTTATTATTCAATCGCCATTCTTTAACTTGCTTTAATCTTTTCGCTTTATTATTTTGGTACCAAATTCTCTTACGCTCTTTTTGCTCTTCCGTTTGCATTAGTACTCCCGTAATTGTCGCGCCAATTATAATATGAATTGCATTTAGTCTATTTTTGTAAAATCATATTTGGTCGTTGACCTTTTTGGGTCAGCATTTTCATCAATTTCTTCTAAAACATGTCTATTATCTATTACGCTTCTGCCTAGAACGGCAGCCACCGCATGCGGCGTTAATTTGTCTTTTACCATCTTTCTCTTTAATTCTTCATCGCTCAAATCTTTTAGATCAGCATCTTTTTCATATGCCAAATTACTTCTAGCTTGTCCAAACAATGTATGTAACACATAACGTATTGCATCAAGAGCATGATCATTTTTCTTTGAAGCATCATCCGTGTATTTTCCATCAGGATTTTGTTTGTAAGACCAATGATTGAATTCATATTTAGTTCCCATGCATTCTTTATTAACATACAATTTAGTTAAGGTAGTAGCTGGTAATCTTATAAAACCTTTAACTGTTGCGATACCTAGTTGACGTTTTTTATCTACTTTAGTAGATATATTAAAACCTTTTTTTCTAATAGCACGAGTACAATCAGGAGATTCGGGATCAACAAAAACTCTTGTAGGGTTATGTTTTCTCCAATTATCAGCTAACCACTGAGCTAATTCAAATGAATCCACATCATCTGGCATATATTCTTTTACGATAAAAACATTATCGTCTTCATCAACAAAAATCAATATACAGGCAGGGTGATGATAACCAGCATCAACTCCTAAATATAAATCCAATCCACCTTTTTTGAAAGCAGTTATTAGTTGTTCCGTAGTGAAATTTCCGTTCTTATCTAAAAGATCCTTTGCAGGCGGTTCTCCATTCCAAAGTGTGTACATTTCCACTGGAGTTCTTATATTTCTTTTAGAACTAAAATCTGAATAAACTAAACCAGTTCTTGGAGGCGTTCTACACAATAACTGAGAAATCGCCATATCTTCTGAAGGAGCAGACATGATTGCTTGTTCTGTTTCTTCAACTGGCTTCAACCATTTGCATTTCGAGGTTTGATTTTTTAAGTAGCCTTTGCAATTATGAACAGCTATTCCATTTGCTATATAACTCTCATCTTCTTCGACTTCAAAATTGTAAACATAACCTTCAAACTCTTCCTTCCTAATAGAATCCAATCTGTATTTATTATCTTTATAATCGTAAATAAATTTTGATTTAGACTTTGAATAATCATAAGTCATCGAATAGGATTGCCTTCTGTTTTTACGACATTTTTCCTTTGTTAGTTTAGGTGTTTTTCCTAATCTTGCCGCTATCAAGAACAATTGATGAGCTATCGTTTCATTAGCTAAATTGATTTCTTTATAAGATCTATCATTTTTTTGACCATCACCACACCAAAAACCTTCTAGTACTTTCTCTAGAAAAATCGGAGATTGATTTAAGATAAAAGGGTGTATTTTCTTGGCATAACTATATTCGCCGCACAATTCATGAAATAAAGAAGCTAAATATTTATTGTTTACAATATAACACGTACCTTTTCCTGATCTTTTTATAGACTTACCGTTATTTATATCATTTTTCACTAACCAGCTATGAAAACGATCTCTATAAACCTGTTCATTATCATGCCCATTTAATTCTAAACTAGAATATACAATTCCACATTTATTTACATGTTTTTTGTAATTACCTTCAGCTAGAAAATAACCTAATGCCCAAGCGAATTCATCGTCTAATTCAAGCTTTTTAATGGGGTTTTCACCATAATTTTGTTTCAAAGTAACAAATTCATCATATAATAAATATATAAAAGGTAAAGAATCATAATTACTAGGAAAACTTAGATAATCTTTAGCTACTCTTTGAGTACCATATTTTAACTCAGAGGGCTGTAGATTACTAACTTTTTTCCACTCTCCATTAATGTAATAAGGATGCTCATCCGTAACATAAGTTAGTTCGCTATATGATGGGTGTTTTATAATATTAATATTTCCTTCAAATGGGATTTTTTTAGGATTATAAACGCGTCTAGCGTTTCCAAGATGAGTAATAACTTCATCACCTTCTTCAATGTCTTCTATGTTTCTAACACTCCCATCACTCATCAAGATTTTAGTTCCAGCTTTAAAACAGGCTGCAAACATCTTGCAATTAGATAAGCATCCTTCTAAACCCCATTCCATTTCATAATATTTTTGAGATTCTGTATCTAATTCTAGATATTCTTCTTCGCCAATTGCAATTAACGTATCTTTTTTGATATAGATGGGTATCGGAACGTTACCCGATCTTGAATCAGGACATCTTTCTGTAATATCTATTCTATTCCAATGTCTTACTTTGCAACCCAATTTTTCTGAATTATCAATGATTTCTTGAACCATTCCGTGAGCACTATCTCTAGAAGAGATGTCAAATTCCATAGCCATTTTCTTATCGTTCGTCATGGTTAACATACCATAAACGTTTTCATAGGCTTGAACTTGTTCACCCTTTACTTTATCAACTTCATCTTTCGCTACTAATTGAGCACGAGGAGATGATGTTTTATTCATTGTAAGTGGAATTATTTGCAGAGTAACCGCATCACCATCTTTGTTTTTAAGAGATGAACGTTCTAAAATTGAATTTAACTTAGCATAGTCTTGAATATAAGGTAGATCCAAGAATGGTCTGAAATACATATTATAAGCGTTTTTGGCTTGAGATTCAATCATTCCTATATGAACTACATTTCTGTTAGTATGAAGCATTATCATTAATTCAACAATGCAAGCACACATTGTTTTAAAGGAACCTCGAGAACAATAAAAAAGTGATTTTAGATATCTTTCTGTATGTTCTAAATCATCATAATGAACAGCTGTTCTATATAATTGCCAAACCATGTCAAGAGGATTGGAATTTGAATCAGGATCGACACAAGTATCAGGAAGATCGCAATTTAGAAATCCTTTTATCCAAATTCGTAATTCTTCTTTGGTTTCACATATACCATATAGCACTTCTTCCATTTCATTGTCGGAAAATCCGACAAATTGTTTGGGAGTACCAACATCTTCAATAATTTTTGCAGAATCTGGTATACCTACTAGGAAATCTTCCCAAGCATTGAGATCTTTTTCAATCTGTTCGTAATGTTCCAGTTCTTCTGGAGTAAATTGCTCTAAACTACTCATTATTTTCTTCGTCGTCCATGGCCATTATTTCTAGTATTTTAACTCTTTTTTTACTACTCATCTTCTTTTGATTTTGTGTAGATTCATCTCTAAGTTTTTTAATTCCGCTACTATTTAATTCCATCATTATTTGAACAATTTCTTTCAAATCACGCATGTCTTTAATTTTTAAATCATTGAATGGATTAGAATTTTCTCCTGATGTTGAATTCCTTTGAAACCTAATCATTGATTCAGATATGAGATCATCGAAAAAAGCTATATAATCACCATATCTATCTGCCATTTGTAAATCAGTTGTATTTCTTGTAACTTTCATTATAGCGTTTCTACGTTGTTCCCATTTATAAAAGTCTCTAGCTGTGTACAAGGATTGGAGGCTAAAATCCTGTTTTCTACCAAATTGTTGATGAATCGATCTTATCGAAGCACCTGAAATAAAATAAGGAAATAATATTCTCTCCAGATCTGGAGTGATCTTCATAGGAGCACCGATAGTCGATACCTTTGATAGTGCTTTAGTCTGAGCTAAAACCTCTGCATCGTATTCCTTGAGGTCTCTTGCGGGTGTGTGACTTGTTCGTGTTTTGTTACGTTTTCTACGAAAACGATCAGCCGCTTTCTTAAGCTGTTCTTTACGTTTTTTTAAGGCTTTTTCGGCATCTTTGGTTTTACGTTTCTCTTGATCTACTTCGCCTTTTTCTTTACGTCTTTGAGAATGAGATTTATAAGGCTTATCATCGCCCTCTCCAAATGCTTCTAGCTCTTCGTCAGAAAAACCGAGCTCATCCTTGAGCTCTTTCTTATTTTCATCTTCCATGATTACTCTCTTGTTATTTTCCTTCTTCAACTGTTATCCGACAATCGGGGAATCTTTCTTGTAATTTAATGTCTAAAAATGATATGACTTTTTTTCTTTTCTTGAAAAATGGTCGTAATGTTTTAAAATATAAAGTCCAAGTCATAACAAATATTTCTGGATCATAACTGACATCAACTTGCCTTATTGAAGGAAATATAGTTAATATCATATACCTCATTTTTTGAAGATACTCAGAAGTAATTAAGTTAAAACTTAACATCCACTCGTCTGTATTGTATTGATTCCAAGCAGCCTGTACTTTTTTAGATTGCTCTTCTTCTTGAGCTTTATTTTCCATCAATTTTTCCCTTGTTTCTGATGCCAGGTTATCTGGCAATCAGCTCCACAAAAATAAACATAAAATATCGTGTTTAGTACTCTATAATAAAGCGGTCTTCCTGTACTTGGATGATTTTCTATAGATTTATTACACGTATTACAAGTTTCAATAAGCATTTGGCGCACCAGTACTTAGTAGGTATACATTTATTAAATATAAATCCCAACAACAAACAATAACAAACATAATACAATTAAGCGTCTCTGACATCATCACTCCTTGAATAATCCATTATTGTATCTATAAAATACAAAAGAGCCCCTATTGATTTTACATCCTCTAAATCTTCCCCAGATATAAGTTTTTCCCTCATAATTTGTTTTAATTGAATCGTCATCTGTTCTTTCATATCGTACAACGATCTATTTTCACTACTAGAGCTTTCAACTAATTTATGAATTGTAGTACCTTGAGGAAAACGTTTATCAATTTCTGCAAGGTCAATCTCACGAACAATTTTATATAAATGTTTTATGTTTAACATAATGTATCTGTCTTTAGGCGAATCTGGGTCTGCTAAAGCGACTATAGGCGTTTTAAATTCGACTTGGGCCTTTGCCTCAGTATCTTTCATTAGCGTTAAAATCGCTTGTTTAGAGTGAAATTTACACTCGACATACAAGCGATCATGTAAACTGTCAGAACTTGTAATTCCGCTATTACTACCACTAAAAGGTGTCCTGACCGTATTGAAAACTTTAGCAATGGCTCTCTCAAAACCCTTCCAACGTTGACTACTCATTATCACCTTTATAACATTTTGAACAATAATCATACATATGCTGGGAATTTTTTACTGCGTAAGTGTTATATATCATTTCACTCCAATCATTCCCACAATTTTTACATCCACACCAAACTTCAACATCAAAGGGTTTTGGGTGAATATTTATTCCATACACTTCTCTTTCATTAAGTTCATCTAATTGTGCTTCTATACCTTTCCATTCAGAATTCTTTTGTAAAGACTTTATAACTTCCTCATCTTTCATCATTTTTTCATAAAGAGATTTTACAGCTTTTTGAACAGCAGGAGTCAAACAATCTCCGCAAATTTGAATCGGATTACTAGAAAACCATTGAAAAGATTTTTTGCATTTTATGCAGTCAATTGTATATAAGCCCACATTTCCTCCAACCTGAGATTTATCATTAATTATTGATCCAAATGGATATCTTTTACTCATTTTTATCCTTTAGAATATGATCGCAATACCACAATGGTTGTAAATTATTATAATGTACTACTCTTAAAAATTCTTCTCTTTTAGTGAGATTAACAATATGCAGCTCTTCTATATGATCTATCTGCCACTTACCATAGCCTCTTCCCCAATTATTCCAAGTCATTTGTTCACCAGTTTTTGGGTGCAGGTAAAATTTATCTTTCATATAAGATTTAAAGAATGGAATTGTGCATTTGAGATCTTTTACTGCAGAACCTAATTTTTGATTGGATTTAAGAGCGTTAGTTAATCTCCTTCTTAAGCTGCCAGAAAGTTTGAATTCAATATTTTCATTTCTTTTTTTTCTCAAATAGTTATTTATCTTCTTTTTATTTTTTTGATAATATCTTTCAACTCTTGCTTTGTTATCCTTTTTCCATTCTCTTGTTTGTTGTAATAATTTTTCTCTATTTTTTTGGCGATATTTTTTTCTTCTTATTTTAATTTTTTCAGCATTATTTTTTTCATATTGTTTGCAACAACATTTGCACTCAAAACGATAACCATCAGAACCTTTTTTATCTTCATAAAATTCATCGTAAGGTTTCCTAATTTTGCATCTATTACAAATTTTAATCATTTTTCTTTTTACCTAATTTTTCAGCAGAACCACTATTGCTCTTGCCAACAGTATTAGTGTCGAAATTATTTCTTAATCTCCACGTTTTACCGCCATCCTCTGTTATTAACCACTTCATTTCTTTGGCAATTTTTTGTCCATGTTCTTCTATTAAATCACAAAGTGTATCATTTACGTGACGAGTTGAGCGTTTTCTTAAATCCTCTTGAATACCTACTTCATAATTTATATCGTGGTATTTGTCTGTTTTTATGGTGGATTTCATAGATAACGGAACGCCCAATAAGCGTTTAAGGTCAACGCTCTTGCAAGAATCACATTTCTTAACTTTTTCATGATCGAAAAAAGTTGTTTTATATTCACATTTTAAACATTGATAAGTCCTTAACGCCATATAGTACATTCTACAATATTTCTAGATCTCTTTAATAATATTAAATGTATTTACAACTATATGGTATTGTTATTGTATTTGTTTTTGAATTATCTGTACCATCGATAATTAAATCAGTATCATCTAAAATAATATCACCAATAGATGGAGCTGGAATTATTGGAACAGGAACAGTACCAAAACTATCTGTTATACTTTTTGCTGCTTCTTCTAGAGCTTCAGGAGTTAAAACACTACCACCTCTACCATTTTTATCTGCATAATCAAATCCTGTTATGTTATAAGTGAAAGCATCTGGTATAGTAAGGATTATATCGTCAGTTTTTTTAGTACTTGTAGATTTTATTTCAATTTTGCATTTTGGGCAGTACCAATAACTAAATGTTCTAAATTCTTTAAGAACACCTTCTCTGTAGCATTTTTGACATTTCATTTTTTCTTTCCCTGTTCTAATAACCATATTTTTTGATCAAATTCTTTATCAGCGCGTATCTGTTTTAGATGCTGAATATAAATCATAACTCCCCAAATAACAAAAGCAGCATTAAGTGTAAGCGATATATTAAGCCAGAAATTTGACATCGCTCGTATCTCCAAGTTCATTATAACATTTTGTACAATAATTCTCTTCTTTCACTATTTGCGTTCCAGGAAAAGTTCCAACTACTTCATATTCATTTTCCGTATTTTCTATAAGTTTCGTTTTACGATGAATTATACTTGTAGTTTCTATCACTACTTTTTTCTGAGATTCCCCAGTTTTTGAGTTTTCATTGCAATTATCACATTTAAACATTATTACCTCTTATTATTAAAATTGGTGACGGCCCCTCAGTAAGCTTTTGGGGTTGCAATCCGCCATGCGCATCTCAACTATCTATCGAATTAAAGCCTCGAAACATCGAGAGACTTACAGCTTTTCTTCTATTGATTTATTAACCTCGCTCTAATATCAGAGAAATTTTGATCAACTAACAATTTACCATCTTTAAATATTGGTACAAGTAAGTCTGCAGGATGTTCATCATCAAGGTAATGACAATCGCTATAAGTAATTTCTCCATCTTTCATGAATACCTGTACCTTACCTTTCTGAGACTTTTTAACACCATTGTCCGTTTTAGGATCTTTAAAAATCTGCTTTTCATCTCCATTAATAACACATAACGTAGATTTGAGAGCAAATCCAAAGGTATCGCGAGTATTATATTGGTAGGTATAAGAACCAATTCCAAATACAACATTTGTTGAAGCAAAGCTTTTTTGTTTTAATTTCTCACAAATTTCTTCACAACGACTTAAAGTAATTGCATCTCCATATATGGCTCCAATATGAGAATCAAGAACTTTATAACCTTGTTCTGATGTCTCTCCGCCAAATATATCCCAAAGAACTTCAACAACACCTTTTTCTTCCATGGTTAATTCATGCTTAACAGTTGATTTAATTTCTACATCATCTACATAATAATATCTCTTATCATGCCGATTATAAAATGGCTCTGTAATAATTTTATAAATTTCTCCTTCAATATTGAAAAAATAACTGTATTGAGAATCTCCAGTCTGATGATCGCCGCATAAGTCACTTGCTTCATCATGACACAAGTCTTTTGCAGTTAATTCAGCGGCCATAATAGAACTTTCATCATGAACTTGAACAGTTCCACAGATAATTTTTACAGGATCACCACTATCAGGTCTAATTACAACTTTATCAATAGAATCTGGTCCACCATCTCTAGCCATTATTATGTCTTTAAGAGGAGCTATTACTTCACTAAGAACCTTCCATAAATCCCAAGTATCAGATACAATGGATATGATGCCTGTTGGATATACGTCTTTAATAAAATGTTTGTAAGACGTAAATTCATCTTG